ATAGTGCAACATTTAAAGTCTAGAACCTGTCATCCAGTTGTATGCCTTGTTTTGTATCTTGCGTATAGGATGATTATCAACGTTTTCAATAGATTCTAGTTTAGACCTGCTACTCTTTGGTGCTTTAGCAAAGTAATCTGCATAATACAAAGCATCCATAACATCATCGTTTCTAGGCTTAGGGTGTTCAAAGAACTCATCTACCAGCTCTGTCATTTCTCTTTGTATATACAACTTCTTAGAATTGACAATAGGGCCAAGGGTAGTTTCCAACCTATCTTGTTTTTTGATTCTAGCCGGAGGCTTAACTCCCTTAAATATACCCGGAAGAAGTCTTTTCTCTGTTGCGGAAAGCCGTGTAACCATATCCCGAACCATCTCCTGTGCCGCAACTGTCTCAATCGTAACCCTGCGTACTGGGTTGTATTTGTTTGCAAGTCTAATAATCTCTTTCGGAACATCGAATGTTGGTATACGCTCACGAAAATACTCCAGTACATACCGATTATTGCTGGAATCAATGCCCATGACCAGTATGACTTGATAGTCAGAAGTTTCTGAAGCTGTTGCCGCAAGGTCAACACCCATGTATATGTTGATCGGTATCGCATCTTCACCGTCTATAAGGTAATTAAATTTATTTTTACATTCAACCCTTCCATTGTAATACTGTATTCTGTCTATTTTAAAAGATGCACTGGTAACATCTCTAGCATCATTCATATACTCTTGAGCGAACTTATTAACCAAACCAGCTTCAATAAACTCTCTCTTCTTTGCATCTAGCTTCTTTTTACTAAACTGTGACTCCCATAAGGGTTCACCATCTTCTATAGCTCTGTAAAAGTTTACGTCCCAAGGGTATGCTCTTTTGTCCTCTTTTGCCTTTTTCCAACCATCATACGTCATTTGCAGGTATGAGTCATAGTGTACAATAGTCCCAGAAAGCCATATCCAGCCTTCCTTGCCCGGTGTTTCTTCTAAGGCAGGGTACACTGTGGATACAATCCATTTCTTGATGTCTGCACGCCTTTCTGGCGTTTTTGTGTTTAGTTCCGATTCAAAGTCATCCAGTACAATACCAGTATATCGTACATCTACTTCTGCTCTACCTCTAAGCCTTTGTGATGTACCTTTGGATATTACCCTGTCACCTTTGGGAGTTACTAAATCCTTTTCCGTCCAGCGTTTACCGACACTACCACCATCCATATTACCAAAGTAGTATCGTATCATTTTATTGTTTTCAAAGTGAGAGCGGATATACTTCAAATGATCTATAGCCTGTGACTGTTCTTCCGATACCCATGCAATAAAATGTTGTTGGTCATCAGCCGCAAAGCAAAGCTTGTGCATAATAGCGGCTTTAGCTACCACAGACTTACCATGACCTCGTGGTATGATGTTACATATTCTAGCTCCGGGTGTGGTATCTATCATCTTTTTACCCATTTCGTAGTGAAAGGGTGCTGATTCTGATTTCTTTAGAAAATCATTAGGAAGAAAAGCCCTGCCAAAGTAAATAAGGTTGCTATATGCCTTTGTTAATACCTCATCTCGCTTATCCATCTCTGATGGAGGTGGGGTAATATTAAATATGCTCATTTGCTTTATTGTAATTTAGAAAATGGATCAAATCTATATGTGGGGGTATTCATTAAATCTTTAGTGGCTTGTATATAATCCTGCGTATCAATTCCTTGTTCTTTAAAATATTGAGAAAAAGGTTTTCCTTTACCTAATCTAAGTCTAGAAATATTATTTAACATATTCAATGTTCTTTGTAGTCCCTCTTTAGCCTCAAAACTTTTTACTATTGGTGTATTTGATCTTGCCAGTTCAATTAACGTTTTAAATCTTTCTACATCTATATTGCTTTGCTCTGAAGGAAGTCTAGCCAAGTCTATAAGCCTAATATTCTTAGTAGGAATATAACCTCTTACTCGCTCCTCAAACTCAAACCTAGGATTCATCCTTCCATATTGAGTATGCGTATATGGTAAAACCTTTCCAAACTTGTTCTCTGCAAATGGTTGAATCTTCATACCATGTTTTGTTAACTGACCCCTATCCATAATAAACCCAATATCAGAGCCAACATGAGCATGGGGCCTAGATAAGAACATAGGGTCTCTTGTTACTGAAACCGCTGGGGAACCCTGTATTAATTCATTTGCATAAAAGTCCAACTCATCAGCACTTGATAATGTTTTTTCCCTAAGCTCTTTAATCTTTGCATCTATTGCTTTTTTACTGTCCTTTCTAAATGGCTTACCCGGAAATGATTGGTCTCTACCCCGTATTTTTCCTGATTTTAATATATTGGTAGCACCACTGCCAGTTGTGTAGTGAGTTACAGGATTTTGTAAACCGGTTTTTTCTAAGAGCTTTTTACCTACGCTACCAAGACTTTTCAATGTTAACAGTGGCCCTAGTGCTACGTTAGCTACCACATCATCTGCACCACCAATGTATTGCGGTGTTTTGTCAGCATACATAACTCCAGTCTTGTCAAACTTATCTAAGTCAGCTTGCAATATTAGATTGTCTATGTTGTTGTGCACATTGGTTGATGCGGGCTGTGCCATTTGTAATAAGTTGTTAGCCATCAGATAATTGTTTCTTTGTTTCTGGTAATATACCCTGTTCAAATGCTTTAAGCTTGTCCCTGCTAAAACCAGAGAACTCTTGTATCAGTGCTACGGAGTCTACTTTCTTTTCTGTAGATAACAAACCAGATATTTTCATCAGTGTCTCCAAGGCTCTAAGCTTATCATTGTCTTTTGCATCTGCTTTGTCTACAACATCTTTAGTGCTTTCTAGTAAGTACCTTTTTGTAATACCTACTTCTGACATTAAGTTTTCTATTTCTTTATCCACTGCTTGCCTCACTGTTTTGTTTTTAAGTAGTAGTGTTGACTTTCTTTCTGCGTACTCTAAACTGTTTGTAGTTGGAAATGCTTTCTGATATGCTTCTATGGGTTCCATACCATGTGCAATATACTTTGCAAAGTTTTTCTTAGCTAATGTTAAGTGGCCTTGAGTTGCTACATCATATCCAGATCGTTTTGTAAATCTGTACATTTCATCTTTAACTGAACCACTAAAAGGAAGCTTACTTTTTAAACTAAACATTCCTATGATTGTTCTTGTGTATGGAGTTTTTTTCTTTTTCTTGTAAGCAAAAGAACCTTTTTTAAGTATCTGCACTATCTTACCATCATCTGCAAGACACCAGTCCCCTTCCTCTGCTTTCTTCCAGTCTGTAATCAGAGGTGTATTGGGATGTGCAGTACGAAACTCTAGTTCAGATTCGTAAGCAAAATGCTTCGTCCCCTTAATTGTGCGGCTTAGTGCCAACTAATTAGGTTCCTCATCAGTAAACATATTGACATCTAGTATTTGCAACTCTGGCATGTTTTTCATGCGGTATAACAATTCGGATATCAAACCAATCTGCCTAGAGGTAGGGTCTATAACATCCATTAGCTTTAGCTCTGCGGATATCTCACGGCAACGTTCTAGGTTTTCATAAACATTACCAATCTCAAAGTCACCAGATAAAGCTTTTTGGTATAATGTTTTGTATTCTGACATGATTTAATTTAATAAAAACTTGACAACTATGTTTTATATAATATATATTTAATTATCCTAGTTTAGTTTGCGGTTGGTTATTTATAATAGTACTATAGTATATATAGTATAGTAGTATATATAGTATATAGTATATATAATATATATATAATATATATATAGTAATATAGTATATATAGTAATATATAGTAATTATAGTAAGTAGTAAATAGTAATATAGTATATATAGTATCCGCTTCGTAATTATAGTACCCGCCCCAGTAATTCATCCAAAAAACCTTTAGAAAATTTTTAAAAAATTATATCAGCATGTGTGTTTCTCTTTTATTGCACACGACCGCCCCCCTAATCCGTTTCTAGGTTAGAATTATTGTGTTAGAAAAAGCAAATTGACTTAAGCCAGTTATATTATAGACCGCAAATTTTTTTTAAAAAACTTTGAATATTATGGAACTTT